TAAGAAGTGTAAAAGGATACTCTTTAAATTTAGAAACTCCTACTAATTTATTTTATTGGAATTATATTAAAAAAGAAATAGAAAGACTATATCTTCATTATAAAATTAAATTTCCTAAAATGCTTAGTAATAAAATTAATCAAATTGATTTGTTAAAATATAACTCAGGGGGAAATTATAAAATACACACAGATCATTTTAGCACTACATCAAGATCATTAAGTGTCATTATAAATTTAAATGATAATTATGAAGGAGGAGATTTAGTTTTTACAGATCAAAAAGAAATGGAAATAAAAAGAATTAAATTACAAAAAAATTCTATTGTTTTTTTTCCAAGTAATTTTTTATATCCCCATACGATTGAATCAGTATTGAAAGGAACAAGGTATAGTATCGTAGCATGGCTGCAGTAAATTATAAATTAATAAAAGGTTTCTTTACTAAAGAGGAATTGCCAATAATACAAAAATATTGTTTTAATAAATTGGATACTGATAAAGACTACGAACTAGATGGACAAGTTTTTTCTCCAGCATGGTATAATGATCCGTTAATGACATCTTTGTTAGATAATAAATTACCTTTAGTTGAAAAAGAATCTAATTTAAAACTATTTCCAACTTATGCTTATTGGAGATATTATGTATTTGGAGGTACTTTAAAAACTCACACAGATAGACCCTCATGTGAAATATCAATTACTGCATGCGTAAAAAAATATGACAATTGGCCTTTAAAAGTTGAAAACACTTTTTTTGAATTAGAGGAAGGAGATGGTGTGTTATATGCAGGTTTTGATCAATTACACGGTAGACCAGGTGTATATAAAGGTGAAGGATTGGCACAAGTTTTTCTTCATTATGTAAATCAAAATGGACCCTATAAAAATCATGCATATGATGCTATTAATAAATTAAAACAATGATAACTTTAATAGATAAAAATAATAAATTAAATGAACAAAGAAATAGCATTAACATAACTTACCCTAGAAGTATTAATATAATTTTTGGTCATTATCCTTATCCTGAAAAAATTCATAATTTTATTTTACAAATTAAAAATAATTTAAGTAAAGAAATGTACAGTTATACAAATGTACAAGGAGGAATGACAGATTGGAAATATTTTTTAGATAAACCTGAGTTTATTGACTTTATATCTTATGTAATAAATAAACATCAAATAACTCACTCAAATTTATTTGAACATTTTTTTGAAAAAAATTTAATTATAAATGCTTGGGGTAATGAAATAAAACCTAAAGATAGTGTAACATATCATACACACCCTTGTCACCATGGAATTTTGTATTTAACAAAAGGTTGTGATTTAAATTTGCCAGATTTAAATTTAAAAATAACACCTGAACCTGGAGATTACTATATGTTTCCCCCTGAAATTCTTCATGGTTTTGATAAATATATAGGAGAAAATAACAGGTACAGTTTAATTTTTAATATAGAACAAGGTAATAAATTTAAATATGATAAAAAAATAAAAGATAAAAATGGAAAATAAAACAGTTAATATAACTAACTTTATTGGTGTATATGATAATTACATTACTAAAGAAGAATGTAATAAAGCTATACAATTATACGAAAATCAAGATAAATTTAATAATACCATTAATAGAATAGGTGGAGAACAATCTTCAATATTACAAAAACAAGATCAACAATTTTTTGCTTCTGGACATAATATAGATGTTTGGTGGGAAGAATTAAAACCAATGATGTTAAACTTTGATTTAGCTTGGAATCATTACGTTCAAAATGTAGGAGCTAAAGATGCTTATGGAGTGCCCTTTCATTTTACTTGTTTAAAAATTCAAAAAACATTACCAACAGAAGGATATCATGTTTGGCACCTTGAGCATGGTAAAGGATTTGATAATGAACCTAGAGCTTTTGTTTTTAGTATTTATTTAAATGATGTTGAAGAGGGTGGAGAAACAGAGTTTTTACATTTTTCAAAAAGAGTTCAACCTAAAACAGGTAGAATAGTTATATGGCCGGCTGGTTTTCCATATGTGCACAGAGGTAATCCACCTTTGTCAGGTAAAAAATATATTCTTACTTCTTGGATGATGTTACGATGAGTATGATGTAGGTCTTGCACCTAATCTAGCAATTTTATCAGCTTCAGTTTCTGGAACATAATTATCTCCTTCACCTGTGCCAGTATTATCATTATCCCAATCAGATTGTAATCTAGCTAAATGAGCTGTATCCCATCTAGTAATGAAATCTTGAAAATCTCCTAAATTAGCATTGTCCCAACTTGAATGAGGAGTTGCATCTCTGTATTCTACTTGATCGTTAACATTTGAAGTTGCGTATTGAATGGCCCAAATATTAGCCCATTTTGCTAGCCCCCAAAAATCATTATCATCAATAACGTATCCAACGCCTTCAGACGCTCCTTCAGCATAATTTTTAATTATCATTTTATCTTCAAATACTACTGTCCATTGTGCGTTTGTTGCCATAATTTCTCCTACGTCTTAATAATATAAATAATTGTTAAATAAGGTTGAATCACCGAAGTTGAATCACCTGAAAAAGTTGCACTCATATTATGAGAGTGACCTGTACCAGACCCTGTGTTTCCTGTGCTGGAAGAACTTCCCCCTGGGGAATAGAATGGGTGACCCATTGTGGCGTTATAGTAACCTGAGTTTCCTCTACCTTGAGGGTGTGAGTGAGATGCAAGTTGTGCAGTTGATAAAGTTGCGTTAGCTGTAGAACCTCCGACGTTTCCTGTTGAAGCCACAGTATTAGCCCCACCAGTTGATGCTAAAGCTTTAGTTCCAGATTTACCCATTGCAACGTTGTCTTGTAAATCAGGAACAAGAAAAGTGCTTGCACCGTCGCCAGCTCCATAAGTTGTACCTACGATTGCAAACAATGCAGAGTATGTAGATCTTGAAACTGCTTGACCATTACACTCTAAGAAACCTGTTGGCACTGAAGAAGAAGACCACGGCACAATAGTAGCTGTAGGAATTCCTTCGATACCAGTAAGATCGGCACCTGAAAAATTGTATTTTGTTGCTTCGTAATTTGCCATATTCTATTTCTCCTTGTATGTCCAACCTGTTGTAGCATCTCCTGAAAATACTAAACAGAAACCAGCACCTTGAGTGTTTACCACTAAGTCTGCTGCTGCGTTAGCTATATTAGAACTGTTTCTTCCAACAGTCAATGCGTTAGAGTTAAAATCATAACCTTGATCTACAAATGAAACCTCATCGCCTGTAGCAGGAGATGCAGGTAGTGTAATTGTAACTCCTCCACCATTTGTATTTACTAAAAGTTGAGCACCAGCTTGAACTGTTTCAGCTGCAGAAACTACTCTCCAGTTTCTTTGCTCAGATAATTTTACTACATTAGTTCCATCAGAATATAATACATAATTATTTCCTTCACATAAAAGAACACCTGTGCCTGATGCAGTTTTAAAAGTTAAAGTATTTCCTGCGTGGTCACAAGCATTTTGTACGTTATAAACTTTTTCTACTCCATCTGGAATAGAAACAGTTCTCGTCCCTGCTAAAGTCCCTGTTAATTTAATAACATCATTTTTACCATTTGATACAGCACCATTAGTAAAAGTTAAAGTTCTGTTAGCGTTAGTTAAATTGAAAGTTGTAAAGCCACCAATAGCTTGTTCTAAAATAAGTAAGTTTGTATTTGTAATTTGACCCCAAGTTCCAGAGTTTTCACCGGTTGCTTGTACTGTAAGTTTTAGACTAGCAGATGTAGAATTCGCCATTTTTTAATTCCTTATACGTTCATTTTATTAAAAATATGAGTTTCTGTCAAACTCATTATGCAGCCACCTCTTGCCATCCTGGAGGTGTTATAGGCGCTGAACCTGTATTAACTTCGTTCCAGATCAAAGCACTACCAGATCCTTGGTTCATAGTCAAGCTTAAACCTGTAAGCTGAATATCAATATGAATTTTAACACTGACACCAGCTAATTGATTATTTAAAGGTAGTCCAGTTACATCAACTTCTTGGCCAGGGACACCCACGGCTGTTCCTAACCCTGCAGTCATTGCAATACCTGTTGGACTTGCACCTGCTCCAGCTAAACCTAAAGCAGTTCCTAAATTTGCAATCATAGGTTCACCTATGATCATTGCATCAGGTGCTGGATCTACATTACCTAAAGTTGCTTGTGCTATGTTTAAAGTGTTTAGAGTAACTACTGATTCACCTTTAAGTGATAAATTACCTGCAGCTGCGGTCATTGCGATACCTGTTACATCAACATTTGCAAATTGACCTTCAACTCCCCACGCATTAACATTCCAACCTTGTCTACCCCAACCTGTTTGGTTAAATGCATCTACAGATCCAAGACCCATAGACATTGCATTACCAGTAGCCATCGCATCAGGACCAGCATCCGCTGTTCCTAAAGTTGAAGTCATTCCAATACCTACTGGAAATACTTTTCCAACAATATCTATAGTTACAGAATTAAGAGCAGTTGTAATAAGTTGATTGTTATTTGTGGAAGGACCTGTGGATACATCAATAGATGCTACAACATTTCCTAAAGTTCCTGTAAGTGCTTGACCAGGAGCTATAAGATTTCCTACAATACCCCATGCAGAATCATTCCAAGCTAGTCTACCCCAACCAGTATTAATTTCACCAACAGTTGTTTCGTCACCTAAAGATGCAGTAAGGGCAATACCCGTAACTGTAAAAGTTGGGTCTGCTAAATCGTTCCATTGGTTTTGACCCCAGACACCGGCTGACCAAGTTCCTGATCCACTCATAGGAGTTTACCTCCTACGATTAACCAGAGATCCTTAGAATCGCTGCTGTTGATGTTTGAGCTGGAAACTGAATTGTAAAAACTCCAGATGTAGCTGTTTTATCTGCTCCAAAATCTAAAACTGCCACCGCTGCATTTGAGAACGATGTGTTATAGATTAAAGCACCTCTAGCAGTAATAGTCACTCCAGTAAAAGATCTATCTGAAAAGTCTACTCTTGCTACACCAGCTGTAATTGAAGTTGCTAAATTAACTAGCTTTCCACCACCAGATGTATATTGACCAGAGTTTGGAACTTGGTTTCCAGTTGTAAAAGAAGTTGTCGCTGAGTTTAGAGTTGCTGAAGAAGTATAAAGAGCTATTTTAAAAATATCACCAGAGGGCGCTGCAGTAAAATCCTGATCACCATCTAATAATTGTTTTTTAAAAGAGTTTGCAATTGCTTGTGTTATAGCCATGTTTATTTTCTCCTATTTTCCTATACGAGGAACACCACTTTGATATTCGTCTCGTCTTCTTCTTCCCATTTGTTCTATTGAGAAGCCTTCTACTGCTTGTTTATACCTTCCTTCGTATAATTGCAAGAGATCATTTGGCCCTTTTAGAAAACTAAAAGCCTCGACTAGGCATGCATACAAAAGTCCATTGGGAAATTGCAGACTTAAATATGTAGTTGGAATTGTACTCGATAATCCATCAGGTTTCAAGATATAATTTAGTTGAATTGTATACGTAGCATCTGGAATTGGAGCCACGACTACAGTGTCTTGGTCCCAGTTACTATAATATTTAGGCACCCCTTGAGAATTTAAATTATTAAATTCTGACATAAAACTAGTATCTCTATATTGTAAAAAATCTCTATTATCAGCTTGGCCCACTCCATCAGAATCTACGATTTGAGCTGATCTAATTACTAATAAATTTTGTGGTGTATCTATAAATCTTGTTCCAGCTATTAAATTAGCTGTTACATATCTTCTATTATTATCAGAATCTACATCTCTTAAAATTCTAAACTCTGCATTTTCAATAAATCCATTTACAATAGTATCAGTTAAAACTGTACTAGTAACCTCTGTATAATCTCTAATTTTTTGTACTAATTCTGTGTAAGTCATTATGTTATTTGTATCATACCTCCCATACCTATACCATGAATATAACAAGCATAATAGTAAGTTCCTGTAGTAGCCGGAGTCCACTCTAAATACCTTTCTGATGCAGCGTTAAAAGTGGTTGTGTCGGTATAGTTTGATTCTGTGCTTGCACCATCTAAATAATAAGAAACGTTTGTAGATACAATTCCACTTCTTAGGGTAGATAGGGTTGTAGAATTTGAAGTTGAGATAAATAAAGGGTGATTATCATTACTGCTATTATCTTGTGAAAATTTAATTACAGTGTCTTTAGCAATTGATAAACTCATTTGTCGAGTTCCGTCAAGATAGAACACATTTCCTGTTCCACCCACAAGATATAATGTCCCTGAAGCCACAGTCACTGCATAAGTTTGAGTTGCAGCAGCAGGAACTCCCGCTACAACTTCACCTAAAGCAATTGAAGCTTGTCTTCTAGAATTTATAGTAGAGGGATTTTCAGGTTGCATACTATTATTACTTAAGTCTTGAAAAGCAAAATCTCCCGGTAAAGTTAAATTAGCTACCATGTTTCCACCACCAATTTGATCAGATGGAAAACGTTGAGGTCTTGCTTGTTCTAAACCTTGTGGATCAGCCACAAAAGGTTTTGGTTCTAATTGTGGTTGCTTTGGTTCATACTCTGATAAATGTACAAACGCACCATTCCATTCTGTAACCATTTCTCTCCACGGAAAAGCTTGTCCGCTTCTATCAGAAATTGCTAGTGCGTATTTACCTTTTGCAAACTTAGCCATATTAATCTATCTTTTTATTAACCATGTTCATTCGTTCAGTTAATTTAATTATATCCTGAATGCCCATTGCACTTTGTAAAGATTTAAATTCCTCAATACTGATCGGTTGGAAACCTAATTCTTTAACAGCTCTTATATAATCTAAATAACCGCCCGCTTCTAATTTTATACGACCACCATCAGCTTCACCTTTTCTCATCATATCAGCTCTATCTGCCATCATTTCATCTAATTCTACAATAGCTTTTTCGTAAACTTCACTTTGTTGACGGCCACTTAAATCGTAAAAATCTTTTCCGTACATTGATTCTGCTAATTGATCTGCTATCATTTGTATTTTATCTTTGTCCATTATATCTCCGGGTAATAAGTTTTAGGTGAAATGTAAACACTTGCAGGTGATCCATCTTCTTGCAATGCTCTTTGTATTTCATCTTCATAAATTAATTTCATTTCTTGAGTTCTTTGTGGTGCTTTTTTCATGGCCATATAATAAGCTAAACCTGCACACATACAAGGAACAAATCTATTAACTACATCTGCTTCGTTTGTGTATTTACCTGCATCTTGAATTCTTTTAACATAATAAAAATAAATAAAATTACCTGCTTGTGTATCTCCAGGTGTTAAATACAAAGTGATTGTAACTTTATCTATAAATCTTTGTACAAAATATTGTGAGGGTTGACCTGTAGAACTTTTATTTGAAAAGGCTTGGTATTGTGATCTGTTAATTTTTGAAAGTGGTGTATCTACATCACTTGTGTTTCTAAAACTAGCTTCAAGAATATCTGAAACCATATCAACAAAATTTGTAACAGCATCTCCACTCGTGTGACCTGCAGCAGTGGTTCCATCTGCTCCTCGACCAGAGGCCTCACAGATTATGCTGTTATCAGAAATAGAAGTATAAATAATTACTTCAGAATTAATTCTGATTTTACCTGTGTCGTTCATGTTTTTAGTTGATGAAACAGGAATGGTTGTTGCAGTTGATGAAATACCAGAACTTAAAGTTGTAGTTATTCCGTTAGCATTTCCATCGGAAGGTGATCTAAAAATTGTATATTCGTTTTGACCAGATGCAAGTGTAATTGCAGTTCTTGCAACTTCCCAAAAATGTAGACCTCTGTTGTCCCATTCTTGAAACATTATATTTAAAGAACGTCTAGCTGATCTTAAATCATTACCAGAGTAATCAAAGAATCCTAATCTTTCAAAAGACTCAGTTATAATATCATCGATCGAGAGAAATTTCTCGAATGTACTTGTGCCTGAAAAAGCCACGTAAACCTCCTACGAGTTATTTCCGCCACTATGAAACACAGTTAATTTCGTAACCTGCTCTGTAGTGAAAACAGAATTAAGATTAGTTTTAAATAGAATAGGTGTAGGAAAAGTTACAGTTTTACTTTCCGCTACTGCACCATGATCTATTTTAACTTTAGAAGTTGTTCCATCTTTTAATTCTATTGTCCCTGCAGTCGCTGTTCCAACATAATGTATTCCGTAAGCTCTAGTTCTACCCACTTGAATAGTTTTAGTCTCTACGGTTACGTTGCTAGCTACTCCATCTTGTGTTGATGCAAATGTTGTCATTTATATTTTCTCCTTAAAATTTATGTGGGCCCGAAGGCCCACAAAATTATTTATTACTGTGTATCAAAAGGTGTTGCTATTGATCCAGTAGAATTAAGTAATCCCTCTACAAAGTAAAGGTTTGCTGCAACTGCAGTAAACTTAATGTAAGAACCTTTTAGACCACCTGTTGTTGCGACAGCAGCACCAGCTTCTCCATTTAGATTAACTTCATTGTTAGCTGTTGCAGGAACAAATTGTTTTCCAGATACTGAAGCATCAATTCCAAGTGTAACCATACCAACAAATTTATCGTTAGTATCTTTTGTTTTAATTGTACCAGTGAAATCGTCTGTGAAAAGAATTTCAAAAGTAGTTCCAATTGTGCTTGGGTTATTTGGATCACTTCCTGGTCCTGCTACAGCTGAATCAGCTGATGCATTGATTGCAGGTATTGTGATTGCAGTTGGTGTGCCCGCAGGATCCATAGTTACAAGTCTTCCTGCGTGATCAGCAACAGTTAAATCAGTTGCTAAAGTTAATGCAGGGACTGCTCCTGGTCCAATTGATTGAAAACCATTTTTTGACCTTACCGGTCCGTCAAAGGTTGTATTTGCCATGATATTATCCTCCTAGTTTCTGTTTATGTAGTCTCTAGGCTGTCGACTGTACGCGTCTACATAAACTAATTATATACAGTAAGTTTTTTATATACTAGTTTTTAGTAGAGTGCAAGAGAGCCTGTAGTGCGGAGTGGATTTTTTCCAACGATGTAGCTTTTTGTTTAAGTAGCTACGGAAACTTGCGGAGCGGCACCATCAACTTTATTTCGCAGATGCTCTCTTTGAGCTTCTGCCATTTTGATGTGGCTTAAGACATCTCGAACTTTTCGATCTATCCTAACCATATTGAGAGTA